GTGCGGAGGTAGACGGCGCCTCCCCACTCCGGCACGTTGACCCTGGTCAGTCGGCGATCCATCGCCGACAGGATCTGCGCCGCGGTCAGGTCGACGCCGGCGGGCTGCGCGTTTCCGTTTCCGTCGGTCACGAGGGGCCTCAGCTGGTGGTGCCGATGACGATGATGTCGTAGGTGACGGAAGTGCCGGCGCCGCTGTTGGCGACCTGGAGGATGTCGCCGGTGCCCGCCGTCACGGCGATCCCCGCGGTCGCCGGCGCGGTCAGCACGAAGCATCCCTTCGGCTGGATCGTTACCGTCGTCGCGGCCGCGCTCAGGATCGGCACGGCGTTGGCATCCCCGCCCAGCACGACGTTGTTCGTGTTCCCGCTCGAGGCGCAGACGATGAGGGCCTTGAGCTTGACTGGGGCGAAGGCGACGCCGAAGGCGTCCGTGAGACCGCCGCCCGCCAGGTCGAGGTCCTCGGTCGTGGAAGCCGCGATCGTCCGCTGGTCGCTCCACACCGTGTTGGCCTGGTTGGTGCCCGTGCCGTTCGTCAGGTCCAGCAACGACTGCTTGGCGAGGGGCGCTTCAGCCGCGACGAGGTCGAGCTGCGAGCTGAGCTTCGCGGTGACTTGGATCTCGATGCGGGACGTCAGCGACGCGGCCGCGACGTCGCCGGTCTGAGTCAGGCTCCCCAGTCCGACGGCGAGCAGGCAGAGCAGGGCCAGGGCCGTCAGCGACCGCCGCGGGCAGGACTTCAAGGTCTTCATCGTTCTCTCCCTTACGAGTTCACCATCGTGATCGGCCCCGCGATGGTCAGCGCGAAGGCGACCTGCATCGCCGCGTCGACGCCGACCTCCTGGGGGTCGAAGAGCTGGACGCGCGCGGCCATCGTCCAGTGCGGCAGCCCGTTCGGCGGGAACGTGATCCGCCAGTTCCGCTTCGTGTTTGCGAGCATGTCGGCGAGGATGCCGGCGCCGACGTCGCTGTGAGTCGGATCGTTCGGCAGCCAGTTGAGCGTGCCGGTGACCTGGCCCTTGCGGAGCATCCCGAGGATCTTGGCCTCCTGGCCCTCGTTGTGATTGGAGACCTCCACCTCATTGCGCGAGAGCTGCGGCGGCTTGAGAGTGACGATCTCCGCGACCGCCACGAACACCTCCGGGGCTCCGCCGTCTCCCGCCTTCAGCAGGATGCCGGTCCCGATGATCGCGTCGCTCATTTCCGTGGCCTCCTAGTCCGTCACCATCAACGGCTCGCCGTCCGCACCCAAGATCCGGGATGCGCGCAGAATGGGCGCGCGCGGCGCGTGTTCCTTCGCCTCGTGCTCGAGCACGGCGGCCAGATTGCCGACCCGCTCGTAGCGGTCTCCGCAGACGGCGCACCGGTAGACTGGCCGCCCGTTCCAGTGGAAGGCCGGCTCGCGTTCCACGTCACGCCACCACGGCCCTGTTCAGGACGCCGGTGAGCGCGGTGTAGGCGGCGTGAGCCAGCGTCTCAGCGTCTCGCCACGTCCCCGCGCGCGCGATCACCTGCGCCGATGGCCGCCGGTACGCGCCGGCGCCGGCGTTGTGCGTCCCCAGCGGCGGCGCGCCCCCAGTCGCCTTGATCGATAGCATGGGCGCGCTGCTGCCGGGCCCGCCGTCGGGCTCGGGGATCACGGCCATCGACGACGCGTAGATCGTCACGCCGCGCTGACCCACCCCGGCTGCCTCCAGGACGACGACCAGCTCCTCGAGGAACGTGTCCGAGGGCCGCTTCATGCAGAGCACGTTGAACGCGCACTGCGCGCGGCCGGCCTCGTCCATGCCGAGGTCGAACGGCTCCTGCAGGGCCGTGATGGACAGGTATTGCGTCACTTGCCCACCGCCAGCTTCTTCAGGTGGATCTTCTCGGCGATTCCGGCGCCGGCGGTGTTGACGGCTTCGAGGATGGTCCGCTCGAGGTACTTGCTGTGGGTCTTGTGGTTCTCGTGGACGATCAGGGCGTGGCGCACCTGCTCGGGCCCGCCCCCGAAGACCAGGAACGCCGCGATGTTCTCCCGCCCCTCCTTCTTGCGGATCGACACCCGCAGGCGCCCGCTGCGCTTCAGCCGGCCGGTCTTCTCCGGCGCGCGCTCTCGCGCGATCTCGAGCTTCTCGCCCGCCCACTCCCTCGTGCCGCGCCTCGCCGCGAGCGGGAACTCGCGGGCCACGGCCTGCAGCTGCTGCTTCATCTGCGGCACGCCGCCGAACGTCACCCGGATCGCGGTCCTCATCCGAGGAACACCGTCACGGCGAAGGGCGCGCCGGTCTCCGCGTCGATCGGGGCGCGCTCGATGTCCACGATCGGCCCCGTGAAACCGTCGGCGAGCCGGATCTCATCGCGCGGGTCGACCGTGACCGGGCGCGGGAACGCCACCGTGGCACGGAAGCTGACCTCCTGGCCCCCAGGCCGGGCACGCTGGCCCTGGCGCCGCTCGACGAACGCCAGGAGCGGCACCGCCGGCGCGCGTGTCGCCTCGCCGAAGCCGTCGTCTTGGATGAAGGCCGAGCGCTGAACCGTCTCCTCGAGTCCGAGCGCCTGCCCGGCCGCGTCAGCGGCCGCGAGGGCCGATCCCAGCCACGCAGCGCTCGCCATGCAACAGCAGCCCGATCAGGCGAGCGCGGCGCCGAGATTCACGCCGGCGAGCACCACCTTGCCGGTGGCGGTCGGGTTGGCGGCCGCGGCCGCCGCGACGCCGGCGCGGTAGTTGCCGGTCGTCACCGTGGTGAACCGCTTGTTGGTGTCGTCCCAGTTGACCTGCGCGCCCTCGGTCCACGCCTGCGCCGACAGCTTCGCGTGGTCGACCACGCCCGTGCGGACGCCGCGGAACTTCTCGCCGGAGAGCTTGGTCTCGAGCGAGATCACGAGCAGGTCGCCGATCTTCACGCCCACACCCGCCGTCACGTTCGCGGGAGCCGTGAACTCCAGCACGTCGGCGGGCTGTACGAAGTTCTTCATGGCATCGTCTCCTTGAGCGTTGCCGGGTTACGCGCCGGGGTTCTTGTACAGGCCGCGGAAGTCGACGACCTTGGCCGCGACGTCGTGCGAGATCTTGATCTCCACGCCGTCGACGTCGAACCCGATGCGGGTGTCGACGCGCGGGCCCGCCTCGCCCTCGAGGAAGACGAGGACGATGATGTCGATCTGGTCCGGCGAGGCCGCCAGGTACCAGGAGACGCCGCTGTTGACGTCGAGCCGCGGCTCCGCGATCACCGTCAGCTTCCCGGCGAACGGGTTGATGCTGGACGACGAGCTCGCCAGCAGGTTCTGGCTGACGAACTGGTCGCCGATCGTCTCCTTCGCCACGGGCACGATCAGCACCTTCGGCTCGAGGTTCATCAGGGTGACAGCGTCGATGCCGGTCTGCTTCCGCATCGCGGCTCGAGCGGCGCCGATCGCGGCCACGGAGATCGCGTCGGACGTGCCCGAGAGGTTGGCGTGCGTGGCGTGGAAGAGGGCGACGCCGTCCCCCATGTTCGCGTTGGCCGTGATCTCGGCCCAGACCAGGTCGCTCTCCTTGTTGCGGGCCTGGCGACCGAAGGCCATCGGCACGCGTGAGAACGCGTCCGTGTCGTCGTTCACCAGGGCCTGCCGGGTGATCGAGAACTTCCGGCCGTAGGTCTTGAGCTGGACCTCTTCCTTGCTCTCCCCCATCGTGCCTTCGGTGTACTCGCCGTGCTCGCCGACCTCGAGGAGGGCGGGCGCCTCGCCGAGCTGCAGCAGCCGCGCCTTCTTGAAGTCGGCCAGCGTCATGTTCCGGGTGATGGGGCTGAACGTCTGCGGCGCCTCGAGGTAGGCCTGGCGCAGGATCTTGTTCGGCAGGTCAGCCAGGAGGTTCGCGAAGTCGGAGGTCGTGTGCATCCCGCCGCGCAGGCCGAGCGCCAGGCCGGCCAGCTCCATCTTCGACATGGCCGTGACGCGGACGCCCCGAGCGCTGAGGAACGTACGCGCGACGTCGAGCAGGCTCATGCCGCGATACTGGCGACCCTCCTCGGACAGCTGGAACCCCTGTTCGGGCGTGTTCTTCGTCTTCGCCACGTAGGGGTGCATGCGGTGCAGGAGTGCGTTCTCGATGGCGGCGCGCACGTGGACCAGCGGGTCGTCGCCGACGACCTCGACCTGGGGCCCGCGCGATCCGGCCCGCGGCACGTTGCCGTCACGCTTCTCCAGCTCCTTCAGGACTCGCGTCTGGGCATCGACCAGCGTGACCTTGTCGGCGATCAGCTTCTCGGCGAAGGACTGCGTCATCCGCCCCGCGCGGCAGGCCAAGAGGATGCCCTGAATCCGCACGCGCTCCTGGTCGGCGCCGGCATCCCGCTCGTTGGGCTCGATCGGCTCGGGCGGCGTCGCCGGCAGCGTCTGCAGAGGATCGCTCTCCACAACGTTCTCCGAGCGGGTGTCGTCGTTTTCGGGCATCGTCGTTCTCTCCTGCGCGACTGAGGCGCGCGTCACGATCTGGCATTGGTTCGCGGCGGCCGAACGGCCTTCGCGGACCTTGGCGCCGGCGTCGGCCGGCATCGAGACCATCGAGGCCTCGTAGGGCTCCCAGTCGACGGCCTTGCGGACGGGCAGCTTGTTGTCGTTGCCCTGGGTCTCCTCGAACCTGTAGATGCGGTACCCGATCGACAAGCTGCGGATGTGGCCGTCCTTCACGTCCTGCCACACGTCCTGAACCGCCTCGCGCCGCGAGAAGCTGACGCGCGCGCGCAGCTCTTTCTTCGTGAGCGTGACGCTGCCCGGAACGACGGATCCGAGCTGGTCCGAGACCGACCAGGAGCTGTGCGAGTCGAGGAGCGGGCCGCCGTCGTTCAGGCGCTCGAGGCGGACGTGATCGGCTTCGAGCGAGAGCGTCTCGATGTAGCGCTTCCCGGTCCACCAATCCACGCGCTCGACCGGAGCGCCGGTGCTCAGGACGACGTCGACGGTGCGCTTCTCCTCGTTGACGCTATCGGGCAGCACGCGAGCCTGCAGAGAAAGCGGCAGCATGTCGACCGTGCGGGGCTGGCCAGCGGTGCCGGGGCGCTTCGCCATACGGGCCGAAGCGTGCCAGGACGGGCCCGGGCGGCGTAACCCGCGTTTTTCGCGGGTATGGAGGTCTCTGAGCGACGCGAACTTAGCCCGGCCGGTGAGTGCAGCGCAGGCCCGCGGGGGTCGGCGAGCTCAGCCAACCCTTCGCGAACAGGGCATCGAGATGCTGCTGCACGGTTTTGCGGTGGACCTTGAGCTGGCGGGCCAAGTATTCGACGGTCGGCGGCTCCTTGAGGGCCTCGGTGATTCGCGCGAGCAACTGGAAGACGTCACGCTGGCGGGCCGCGAGCGGCTTGACCTGGCCCTTCTTCAGCAAGCGCCCTCGAAGAGGCGCACCACCGCGTCGCGGCCCTTTCGGAAACAGTCGCCGCAGCCGATGACGGCCGGCGCCGCGATCGCCCTGGCCTCCGTCACGTCGCCTGCGGCACGCTCGACTGCGGCGAGCGCCGCGTCCCGACCCTGACACCAACAATCGAACCAATGCCGAGCGACCGGCCTGAGCTCACGCGCCTGGTCGAGCAGCTCCTGCAGGCGCCGACGCGCAGAATCGGCCGCGGCGTCCCGCTTGCGCTCCTCCTTCGGGGCTGGCTCGCGCGCGTCGAGATTCAGCCCGCGCTCGGGGTTCTCCAGGCTCTGCGGTTTCACGGCCATCGCACTCACTCCTCGGCCGCCGGCGGCGGCGTCTTGTCGTCTGCGGGCTTCGTTTCGTCCGCTGGCGCGGCGGCCGCGCCCTGCTGCGCAGCCTGAACGGGGTTCCCCGCCTGCGTCGTCTTGCGCGGATCGCTGTCGAGGACGATCCCGAGCTTGTCGAGCTGCTTGTTGTGGGCCGCGAGCTCCACCAGGACCTCGTCGGGGTCGTATCCGCGCTCGCGCAGGACCTCCGGCAGCGTGGTGATGCCCGTTCGGATGTTGCGCTGGTGCGCCAGGCCTTCCTTGTCCGGCTCGATCATCGGCATCGGCGGGGCGCTCCAGCTGACCCCGGGCACCTTCGCCATGCCCATGACGCTGGCCGCCTGCATCGCCCAGCCCCAGACGGGGCCGCAGAACTGCGGGACGAGCATCTGCCAGCGCCAGTCCTCGACGTTGTCCCAGTGCGCGAGCCGCGCCATGCGTGCGGAGCTGAAGTTGACGCCCGAGTAGTCGCCGGTCAGCTCCTCGTAGCTCACTCCCAGGCCGGTCGCGATCGAGCGCAGTGTCGTCCGCGTGTAGTCGGCGTACTCGCGGACGGTCGGGGGCTGCACGACCGAGACCTGGCGGCCCGGCGGCACGTTGAGGATCATGCCGGGCTCGAGGCTGTCGACGAGCGGATCGGCCGTGTCGGTCGCGCCGAGGGCAGGAGCGCTGCCGTCGATGTCGCTCGTGAGCACGGCGAGGCATGCCGCGATCTTCTGCTTCATCAGCGTGGCGTCCTCGAACTCGTCGTGATCCTTGAAGCGCAGCAACACCGGCGCGAACCAAGAGGGCCCGCGCATCTGGCCGGGTCTCTCGTGGTAGTAGATGTGGAGGATCGCCTCCGCCGGCACGCGCACCGACTGCCTCGACGCGTTGAACAGGTCCGAACCGGGGTGCTCGGGGAACAACCAGTACGCCACGCGACGACCGAG